GATTTGGGATGCATCTTCGCCATGTACCTCTCATCAATACTTGGATAAAAAGAATGTTGCATCCCATTCTTTAAGAGTATTCAAAGATAGGTTGTTAATACCTATCGTAGATGAGAAAGGTAAGTTGTGGAGCTTACAAATGATTTACCCTAACGGTAGAAAGATGTTTCTATCAGGTGGTAAGACAGGGGGTTGTTTCTTTTTAATAGGCACAAAGTTAGTTAAAGAATCACGACAGCTTGGTTTTGGAGAAGGGTACGCAACCTGTGCAACCATTCATGAAGAAAAGAATATTCCTATGGTTGTATGTTTCAACGCAGGCAATCTCAAGAATGTGTCGATGAAGTTTAGCGATTCCATTCCTAATAAAGAATATATTATTTTCGCAGACAATGATGAAAACGATGTTGGTAAAAAGAAAGCAATCGAAGCGGCACAAAAGGTAGATGCTGAGGTAGTCATGCCTGAAGACAGTGGCATGGACTTCAACGACCAAAAACAAATCAAAGGTGAAATCGTACCCAAAAATGTAGAGGTACCTGAACTGGTTGAGTTGGAGAAGTCATCTAAGGGCAGGGTATTGGCAACCACAGAAAACTATGAAGCCCTCATGAACATCTATAAGATTGAAAGTGTTTACGATGTGATTAAAAAACGCATTGACATCAACATACCTAAATTTAAACCCATTGCAGATTTAAAAGATGAAGCGACTTTGGTGGAGCTAGAAAACTTATGCATTAAGAACTTCTTACCGCATCAAAGAGTTAGGGATGCAATTAAGATTATTAGTAAAGAGTATAACCCTGTAGCCTCTTGGATTGATTCTAAGCCTTGGGATGGTCAAGAACGCATCACAGAGTTCTGTAATACCGTTACCAGTGAAGATGAACCGTTAAAGCATGTACTAATGAGAAAGTGGTTATTGTCTTGTGTGGCGTGTGCATTTGAGCCTGAAGGTGTTAGTTTGGAAGGCATGTTGGTGTTCCAAGGTAAACAAGGTTTAGGTAAAACACTTTGGTTTAAACGCTTGGCTGACTTTAATCGTGGTTGGTTGTTAGAGGGTGCTACCCTTGACCCAAAAGATAAGGACAGTGTAAAGAAATGTGTAAGCCATTGGATTGTAGAACTAGGAGAACTTGAGTCTACCTTTAAGAAGGCTGACATTAACCAACTGAAAGCTTTTATTACCTCACGCTCTGACGAGATGAGGCTACCGTATGATAGAACCTTTACTAACTATCAAAGACGCACCGCATTCTTTGCTTCAGTGAACGAACCTGAGTTCTTAGCTGACGGTAGTGGTAACAGACGCTTTTGGTGTCTGAAAGTCACAGACATCAATCCACATCACGGTATCAACATGCAACAAATGTGGGCTGAGGTTAAAGTTAAGTTATTTAAAGCAGGTGAAAAGAATTGGTATTTGGATCACAAAGAAAGAGATATGTTACAAGAATCCAATGAAGGATTTAGAACCCAAGGTGCAGTTGAGGATTTAATCTTGCATCATGTGGAGTTCGATGCGTTGGATTCTGAGAAGAAAGGTTGGCAACTGACACACATGCTAAGAGCCATGGGCATACGCAATCCTAGAAACATAGACTTCAAAGATGCATCAAGAGTGTTAACAGACAGAGGTGTCATACCAAGAAAGAGTAATGGCAGGAAGTTATACGATGTAAGCCTCATTGACATTGAAGAGAATAAAGACGAGGAGTTAGTATTTTGAACAATATATTTAAGGACCAAGAACAACAAACACTGGTATCAAAGGTTAAGCTCACGGACTTAGATAAAACGATCTATCAAAACTTTGATTATGAGTTCGATGGCACGACAAAGTTTGAGGTACCTAATATGCCTAACATTGAAGAAGGTTTTAGTATTGGCGTTATCTTTGGTTCAAGCGGTAGCGGTAAGTCAACCCTACTCAAACGCTTTGGAGAAGAGGAAACGCTGACTTGGGAGCAAGATAGGTCGGTAGCGTCACATTTTGCATCAGAGCAAGACGCTATACAAAGACTTGGTGCAGTAGGACTGAACACGGTACCAACATGGGCAAAGCCTCGACATGTCCTATCTAATGGCGAAGGGTTCAGAGCAGACTTGGCTCGCAAATTGAAAGATAACGCAGTGATAGACGAATACACTTCCGTGGTTAACAGAGATACCGCTAAGAGTTGCTCGGTAGCACTATCAAAGTATGTAAAAAGAAAAGGTTTGAAAAACATTGTTTTAGCAACATGTCACGAAGATATACTTACATGGCTTGAGCCTGATTGGGTGTACTGTACTGACACGCAAGAGCTAAAAAGGGGGTATCATCGGCAATCTATACAATTTCAAGTATACCGATGCGATAAATCTTTGTGGTCAATGTTTGCGAAACATCACTATCTAACAGCAGAGATACCTAATGCAGTACGCTGTTATTGTTGTTTATGGGAGAACAAATTGATTGGTTTTGCCTCAGCGATTAGCTTACCGGGTCGTATTCCTCCTCTTTATGAAGGTGACGAGAGAAATAAATGGCGTGAATGTAGGACTGTGATACTGCCTGACTTTCAAGGACTAGGTATTGGAGTACGCTTTTCTAATGCTGTTGCAGATTTATTTATTGAAGAAGGCTACCGTTACTTTTCCAAGACCGCACATTTAAGAATGGGTGAGTATAGACAAAACAGTGATCTATGGAGAGCGACTGCAACTAATTTACTCGATAGGTCTAAATCGACAGGAAGCAAGAAAAGAGATTGGCATCATTTTACTTTGGATATAGATAGAATATGTTACTCTCATGAGTACATCGGAGATGATGGAAAGTCTTATGACCCTAAGTGGAATAAGAAAGCAGATAAGGCTAAACAGATGGATTTGTTTACAGGGTAGGGCAGGGCATGGCAAATGAGTAAACTTTTATGTTTTAGTGAGGTTATAGGGTATGGAAAGGGTGTGGCTAGATGATTGCGGTACCCTTGTCTGAAATGCCCATGATTAAAGGGTTTAAGGCTTATGTAGGGTATAGTATACCCCTTTATAAAGAAGATTTATTATTATATATAGTAGGTAGGGATATATATTAGTATGGTTTATACATGTAAGTATATAAGTATTAGTATGCAGTACCCCATACCCTCTACCCTTTATTGGATTAGATAAGGAATTAATTATGAGTGATGATAAGAAGAAGAAAGGTAGACCAAGAAAGAAAGCACCTGATACACCTTTGGTTGAAAGACCAACCGCATTTGTAGAGGATGAGGAGCTTGGACTAACGGACATGCAGAATGGTTTCGTTTGGCATTATGTCAACGATAGTTGCACGCAAACAGAAGCCGCTCGAAGAGCAGGGTTTGAGTTTCCTGCACAAGCCGCAACCAAGTTCTTGAACGGTAAAGACTATCCTAATGTGGTTAAAGCAATAAAGATTAGAAGGGAAGAGCTTGCACATAAGTATGCGATCACGCCTGATAAAACAGCGAAGATGTTGTGGAAGGTTAGTGAAGAAGCTTATAACAAAGGACAGTTCAATGCTTCGGTATCAGCATTGCGTGAGCTTAATGAACTAGCAGGATTAAAGGTTAGGAAGAGTGAGAACTTAAACATCAACGCTAACTTGGATAACCTATCAGCTAAAGATATAGAACAACAACTAAATGAAATCTTTGGCGGTAATATTATTGATGTCGATCCAAAGGATATATAAAGGTATGACACAGTATGACATTTTTGCAGACTAACTAAGTTCATTCGTTTATTTAAAAAAACCAAGCGGAGCCTCTTTTTTTCTCCACAGACCAAAAAAATGGAAAAAAATCAAAAAATTACGGCAAATCAGTGATTTAAGAACTATTTTTTGTAGGGAAATCCTGTGCGTTTAGGGAAATGCTTTTTGCATTGTGCAAGCACCGCTAACATCTAGCTAGAAACAGGCAAGATCAAACGCCTGTAAGCCCTTTGTTTAAGGGACTCTATTGAAATAGCAAAAAAAACTGACAAAATGTCATTTTTACGACCCCCAACCCCCATTTTTGCAGGTGCCGTATGGCGAGGCACTTGCAACTGAGTTATAAATATTCACTAATCAATTTTGAACCTAAGTGTTCATTCCAACATATTTATGTATAATGCATTAAGGAAGAGCAATGAAGTACGATAAGCAAGCATTAAAGGAAGCAGTGGTTGATACCCTCTTGGGAGCCATGGTCAATTTTCCACTTTCTTGGCTGACGATCTATTTAGTGCTTATTTTCACAACCAATTCGTTTATTATCTCCTTGAGCCAATTAATCATACTTTCTATCTTGGCTATCATCCGCAGATATTACATTCGTGTATACTTTCAAGAAAAGATGGAAAAGAAAAAAAGGAAACAAATGGCGAAATCCGATGAGCAAAATTAAACACCAACAAGTAATGAAACTTTGTGTTATGACCGAAGAAGATGTTTTTGGAGATAAACAAACCTTGGCTGAAATGATGGACATTGTTGCGGATGCAATTAAAGAAAAGCGTTTCTACTTTGAACTAATAAATCCACCTGAGAAAAAAGATGCCTAAAACTTGGACTAAAAAAGAACACACACCTGCAACCAGTGGCAGAGGAAAAAAAACATCCATTGGCTTTAAAAACATCGG